TGGACGACGGCGACGACTGGCTTGACGAGGGCAACTGGCGGAAGGGCAACCCGAACCTCGGCGTGAGCGTCAAGCTCGACGGCTTGCGCGAGGAGTTCCGGCGCGCCGAGGCCATCCCGGCGCAGCAGAACGCATTCCGGCGCCTCCGGCTCAACGAGCCGACCGAGCAGTCGGAACGCTGGCTCGACATGGCGACGTGGGACCGCAACGCCGCGGCGCCGGAGGTTGCGCCGGGCATGACCGTGTTCGCCGGCCTCGACCTGTCCTCCACCATCGACCTGACCGCCTGTGTGGCCGTGGCGCCGCGTGACGGCGGCTACGACGTGCTGACGCGCTTCTGGCGACCGGAGGACACGGTGGGCGAGGCCGAGCGACGCGACGGCGTGCCGTACCGGCAGTGGGCGGCCGACGGCTGGCTGACGCTGACCGAGGGCAACGCCATCGACCCGGTGCGGATCGCCGACGACATCCTCGACTGGCTGGCGCCGTATCAGGTGCCGGAGCTGGCGTTCGACGCCTGGAACGCGGCCGGCGCGGCGGCGCGGCTCGGCGCGGCCGGCGTCACCTGCGTGGCGATGGCGCAGGGCTTCGCGACCTACTCGGAGCCGTGTCACGCGCTGGAGGCGCTGCTGCTGGAGGGTCGCATCCGGCACGGCGGCAACCCGCTGCTGCGCTGGATGGCCTCGCAGGTGACGGTCAAGTTCGGGCCGAACGACGCGATCCGGCCGTACAAGGCGCACGGCGCGGGCATCCGCGACGACGGCATCGTGGCGCTGCTGATGGCGCTGGCGCGGGCGCGGGTGCACCAGCAGGCAGCGGCAGTCCCCGAGCCGTCGATACTCGTCTGGGATTGGGCGTGATGGACAGGCGACAGGCCGAAGGACTCCAGTATCTCGGCATCATCCTCGCCAGTGTCGGCGTGGCGTTCATCTACTGGCCCGCGGCGCTGATCCTCGCCGGTCTGGCGCTGGTCGTGCTCGCGCAGGCGGTGCCGTGATGCCGCTGTTCAGCGACGTGGTCGCCAGCTTCCGGCGCCGTCCAACGACGCAGCCGTCGTCGAACGGCTGGTTCGACTACATGTCCGCGATCCGCGAGGGCTCGGTCGAGCTCACCGACGGCTCGTGGCTGAGCTACACCGACATCTACCGCGGTAACGTCTGGGTCCGCGCGGCGGTGGACACGATCGCCCTGTCGCTGATGCGGATGCCGCTGCACACGTACACGCGCCGCGACCGCGAGAAGGAGCGCGTCTACGAGGGCGGGCTCTACCGGCTGCTGGAGGTGCGTCCGGCGGCGGGGTTGACGCCGGCCGAGCTGCGCGCGTTCATCGGCAAGAGCGTTGCGATCTACGGCAATGCCATCGTCGTCAAGCTCGGCATGGGCGACGAGTCCGGCGAGCCGGGCGAGCTCTTCCCGGCGCCGGCGACCGGCTGGCGCATCGACGATGACCGCTACATCTGGACGTCGAGCATCGGTGACGAATACAGCTTCCCGCGCTGGCAGATCGCGCACTACAAGTTCCGCGAGGTGGACCAGTCCGGGTTCGGCACGTCGCCACTGGAGGCGCTGCGCCGGACGGTCTCGGTTGATGACGCGGCCCGGCGCTATGCCGAGGCGTCGTTCCGCAACAACGCGCGGCCCGGCGCGGTGCTCAAGACCAGCCATGACATCTCCAACGAGGCGGCGCAGCGCATGGCGGCCGAGTGGAAGGCGCTGCACGGCGGCGCCGACGCGGCGTTCAAGACTGCCGTCCTGACCCACGGGCTGGATTACGCGACATACGACGTCGACCTCGCCAAATCGGCGGTCGTCGAGCATCGCAACTTCACGCCGGTCGAGGTCGGCGCGGCGTTCCGCATCCCGGCACCGATCCTCGGCTTCGCCGACGAGGCCAACTTCGCCTCGATGGACCTCTACCACCAGATGCTCTACCAGGACGCGCTCGGCCCGTGGGTCGTGATGGTCGAGGAGCGCACGCAACTGGACATCGTCGAGCCGACGCCGGCGTGGGCCGGGCAATTCGTCGAGATCAACGTCGACGGCGTGCTGCGCGAGAACCTCGCGGCCCGCTACCGGGCGCACGCGGTCGGCATCACGACCGGCTTCCTGACACAGAACGAGGCCCGCGCGATGGAGAACCGGCCGCGTATCGACGACCCGGAGGCCGACCGGCTGCACCTGCCGATGAACCTCTCCGGCGCCGTCGGGGCGCAACTGGCCGAGGACGACGGCACGACCGACGACGAGACGGGAGACACCGATGCTTGAGCGCAAGACGTTTGCGATTCGTGACTTCTCCTTCAAGGCCGACGACGGCGCCGAGGGCTTCGGCACGTTCGAGGGCTACGGCTCCACGTTCGGCAACGTGGACGAGGGCGGCGACGTGATCCTCAAGGGCGCGTTCGCCGAGGCCATCCCGGCGTTCCTCGAGCGCGGCTTCGTGCCGGTCGGTCACGACTGGCTGGGACTGCCGATCGCCACGATCGACGCGGCGAAAGAGGACGACGAGGGGCTCTACTTCAAGGCGTCGTTCCACTCGACACAGGCGGCGCAGGACGCGCGCACGGTCATGCGCGAGCGCATGGAGCGCGGCAAGTTCGTCGGCCTGTCGATCGGCTACCTGCCGGACTACGCCGAGGGCGTCGAGTACCGGGAGGACGGCGTCCGCGTGCTCAAGAAGATCAAGGAGCTCGCGGAGATCTCTTTCGTGACGGTTCCCATGAACCGCGAGGCGGGAGTGGCGGCCGTCAAATCCATGACGTTTCACGACGAAGGTGACGCGGTGCTTGCGGCCGTGAAATCCCTCGTTGAACGCGCCGAGTCGCTTGCTGGCTTGCGCGTCAAGGAGGGGCGCACCCTCTCGTCGGCGAATCGTGGCCGGTTGTCGGAAATCAGCGGGCAGATGCGCGCGGCGTCCGAGGCGCTCGACGCGATCCTCGCCGAGACCGACCCGGATAAGGACAAGCCGAAGGTAGCTCCGGCCGAGCTGTACCGGATGCGCGCACGGCTACACGACGTTGCACTGGCACTCGGAGAGTAAAGGACAGACAGCATGAAGACCGCGGCACAGATCAAGGCCGAGATCAAGGATCTCCAGCAGAAGCAGCTCGCCCATCTCAACGCTCACGAGGGCAAGGAGATGGATGCCGACGCGCTCAAGACCGCGCGGCAGTACGACGCCGACATCGAGCAGAAGCTGGCCGAGTACAGCGAGCAGGCCCAGTCGGAGCAGCGGGCCGAGAACAACCGGCAGGCGATGGCGCAGATCTTCGCGCCGGACGCGAAGGCCGCGCAGCCGACGAGCGATGGCGAGAAGCAGGCCCACAAGGATGCCGTCGACGCGGCGATGAAGACCATCGGTCAGCTGTTCGTCGAGAACCGCCACTTCAAGGCGTGGCACGACGAGATGACGGCGGGCGGCCGGCAGGAGATGCCGGGCAACATGTCGATCAAGTCGCCGGTCGTGCAGATGGACGAGTCGCTCCTGGAGCGCAAGGCGGTCATCACCGGCCTCTCGTCGACCTCCGGCGGCGCGCTGGTGGTCAACGACCGGACCAACATCATCGTGCCGGCGGTGCGCGACGACATCCGCGTCGTCGACCTGCTGACGCGCATGAGCACCTCGTCGGACGCCGTCGAGTACGTGCAGGTGACGAGCGAGACCAACGCGGCCGCGCCGGTCGCTGAGGCGACGGCGGTCAACGACGGCGCCAAGCCGGAGTCGAGCGTCGCGCTGGCGGTCAAGACCGCGCTGGTCGAAACCATCGCGCACTACATCAACATCACCCGCCGCGCCGCGGCCGACGCCGGCCAGCTGCGCTCCTACATCGACGACTTCCTGATGTGGGGTCTGCTGGACGCGCTGAACGACCAGATCATCAACGGCACCGGCACGCCGCCGCAGCTCGTCGGGCTGGACGACCTGAGCGGCACGCAGTCGCAGGCGTGGTCGAACAACATCCTGGAGACGACGCGCAAGGCGCGCACGCTGGTGCGCACCGTCGGTGGCGCGACGCCGACCGCCTACGTGATGAACCCGACCGACTGGGAGACGATCGACCTCCTGCAGGACAACGAGAACCGCTACTACTTCGGCGGCCCGTCCCGGCTCGGCACCCCGGTGCTGTGGGGCTTGCCGGTCGTCGAGGACGAGGCGGTCACGGCCGGCCTCGGCTTCGTCGGCGACTTCCGCATGGGCGTCGTCTGGGACCGCGAGCAGGCGCGCATCTACCTGACCGACAGCCACTCGGACTACTTCATCCGCAACATCCTGACGTTGCTCGCCGAGATGCGGGTGGCCGTTGGGTGGCTGCGGCCGTCGGCGTTCGTGGAGATCGACCTGACCGCCGCGTAGGCGACGGTCGGCTAGGACGGGAGACACGAACATGGCCTATCTCGACAGTACCGCTGGTCTCCTCCGCGAGAGTGGCGGCGTCGCGTCGGTCGAGCGGGTGTTCACCGAGGCGGACGGCGCAGCAGCGGGCACCTATACCGCCGACGTCGCGCTGCCGGCCGGGGCGACGCTCATCGACATCATCGTCAACGGTGTGGCGCTGTGGACGGCCGGGACGGCGGCGACGCTGATCGTCGGCGACGGCACCGACCCGGACGGCTACTACACGGGCGTCAACCTCAAGGCCACCGACCTGCTGGCGGGCGAGAGCCTCTCGTTCGCGCTGGCCGGCGGCAAGGCGGGCGCCTACATCGCGAACAGTCAGGTCACGCCGCGTTACGCCGACGCGGCTCGCACCATCACTGGCGTCGTGACGACCACCGGCTCGGCCGGCGACGCGGGCGTCACGCGCATGGTCGTGCTCTACACGCTCGGCGGCGACGAGACGGCGGCGACGTTCGCGGCGTCATAGACCAGGTGAAAGGGGGTGGGGCGTAACAGCCCCACCCGCCGCCACCGCAGGAGAGAGAACCGATGGCCAATCAGCACAAGGTTCGTATCGGGCCGAGCAACTACCTGAACCTCAGCGACGACGACTACGCGGCGTGGAAGGCGGCGGGCAACGTCGAGTACGGCGCCGCGCCGGAGGGCGACGCCGAGGCGAAGGCCGCCGACAAGCCGGCCGAGAACAAGGCGCGCAAGGCGCCGGCCGAGAAGAAGCAGGGCTAACCGATGGCCGTCGAGTTCGAGCCGACAACCCAGCACATCCAGCAGGGGCTCGCGGCCACGCTGTCGGTCACGTTCTACGTCGACGGTGTGGTCGCTGACCCTGGCGTGACGACGGTGACGATCACCCGGCTCGACGAGACGGCCATCGTCACCGACGCGGCGACGAGCGGCAGCGGCGCGGCGGCACGCACCTACGCGCTGGCCGCACAGGTCGATCTCGACATCCTGACGGTCAGCTGGACATCGGCGACCTACGGGACGCTGACGCAGTCCGTCGAGGTCGTTGGCGGGGTGCTGTTTACGTTCAGGCAGGCGCGGACGTTCGACGGCGGCGCGCTGGCGAACACAACCACGTATACGACGGCCGCGATCGGGCAGGCACGGCAGGCGATCGCGGAAGAGTTCGAGCAAGTCTGCGGCGTGTCGTTTGTGCCGCGTCTGACCCGCGAGACGATCGACGGCGCGGGACAGGACTGGGCATTCATCTCGCATCTTGACGCGACCAATGTCCGCGCCGTCGAAGTGCTCGACGACGTCACGGGGACGTGGGCGGCATACACACCGGCTGAGCTGGCCGATGTGCAGATCCTGGACGCCGGCCGTATCCGGCGGCGAGACGGCACGACGTTCGCGACGGGCCGGCAGAACGTCCGTGTCTCCTATGAGCATGGATACGCGCGGCCACCGGCAGGGATCGTTGAGGCGGCGCTGCTGTATCTGCGGTTCCGGATGGTCAGTAGCAACCTGGGGTCGCGGACGATCTCCGCGTCGAACGAGTACGGCAGCGAGCAGTACTGGACGCCGGGGTACTCGGGGCGCGGCAGCGCGATCAATGAGCTGCCGTTCGTCGACAAGGTGCTTCGGCAGTACATGCAGCGGCGGGTGGTGATGGCCTGATGGCGACGACGAGCAGCCAGGTCAAGACCGTGCTCGACGCGCTATCAACGCGGCTGGCGCTGCGGGCCGGGCTGGCAGACGCGCGCATCTATACCTACGTGCCGCCTCCGTCGGTGCAATTGGAGGTCGGCACCTACATCACATTAGCGGTGCGCGTCAGCGGTCGGCAGGAGTACCCGTACGCAGCGCGGACGATCAAGCGCGACCGGTTCACGATCGACGGGGAGATCATCGTGCTGGTCCCGGGAGCGGGAGACGACGCGGCATCCACCGCGATGACGCGCGCGGAGGGCTGGTTCGCGGAGATCGAAGACGAGATCAGGACAGACCCGTCGCTCGGGCTTGGGAGTTATGTCGTGACGCAGATTGGCGATTACGAACATCTGTACTCCGGGAATGACCGGGGGCGCGTCCACGGTCTACGGTGGTCGCTCGACGCGCAGGTCGAGATGGTCAGCACATAGGAGGCTTGACGATGACGAAGGTTCGTCTCAGGAATATCAGCGGCGGAAGCCGCGAAGTGCCATTGCCGGGGGGTGGCTACGTCATCGTGCCGGCCGGGGATGAGGGCGAGTTCGAAGCGGAGCACGGGGCGCGGTTGGCGGAGCAGACCGAAGTCTGGCAGAAGCCCGCGACGAAGAAGGGCGGTGATGACTAATGGCGGTCGGGTCGGGTCTGTCCAGCCAGTTCGGCATGAAGGAGGAGACGACCTACGGAACGCCGGTGACGGTCGACCGGTTCCTGGAGATTGAGTCGAGCAACATCCTGACGACGCTTGGCAAGGTCGAGTCGCCGGTCCTTGGGTCGCAGTATCTGAAGACCGGCAATGTCTCGACCTACGTCTCGGGCGCAGAGGGCGACATCGTCCTGCCAGTGATGAGCAAGGGGTTCGGGAAGCTCTTCCGACAGTTGCTGGGTGCGAGCGCGACGGCACAGGTCGGAGTGACCGCCGAGTACAAGCACACGTTCACCCCGGATGCATCCGGTGGCGCGGGAGTGTCTGCCACCGTCCAGCTCGGGAAGCCGGATGTCACGGGGACGGTGAACCCGTTCACGTACGAAGGTGGCAAGGTCACCGAATGGGAGTTCGAGCTGGAGGTCGGCGGCGTGCTCAAGCTCACGGCGACGTGGGTCTTCGAGAACGTCCTGACTGCGACATCGCTGGCCAGCCCGTCCTACGCGACCGGCCGGGCACAGTTCCTCTGGACGAATGCGACGCTGTCGTGGGGCGGGTCGCCGGTCTGTGTGAAGGAGTTCACACTCAGCGGCAAGCGGGCGCTCGACACCGAGCGATTCTGCATCGGGTCGACCAGCCGGAAGGAGCCGCTGCTCAACGGCATCTCGGAGGCGACGGCGGAGGCGACCGGCGAGTTTGCCAGCATGGACGCCTACAACGATTTTGTTGCCGGGACGCAGCGGGCGATGGTGCTGACCGTGACCGGGGACACGATCCCGACGACGAGCAACCCGTACAAGCTGGTCTTCACCTTCGCGGCGGCGGACCTCGTCGATCCCGGTGAGCCGGAGATCTCGGGGCCGGAGATCCTGGAACAGCCGTTGAACTTCCGTGCGCTGGATAACGGCACCGATCCCGTTGTGAAGATCGAGTACCACACCGATGACACGGTGATCTGAGATGGCGGCAAAACCCGAGATCAAGGTCGAAGGCATGAAGGACCTCCGGAAGGCGCTTCGCGACATGTCTGAGGACAAGGGCTGGCGCGGAGAGCTACGGGAGGTCTACCGTGCGGTGGCGACGCTGGTCGAGGGGGAGGCACACAATCGGGCAGGCGCAGGCGCGGTGACGGTGGCCGGGACGCATGCGTCGATGGGATCGCGCGCGATCGCGTCGATCAAGGGCAAGGGCACAACAACCGGTTCTACCCTCCAGGGCGGGGCCGGCGTCCCGTGGTTCGGTGGCTGGAACTTCGGTACGTCCGGGGCGCACCGGCAGTTCCCGGCAAAGCGCAGCCCGGACTACAACCTGTACGCAGCGGTCGCCGATAAGCGCGACCAGATCACAAACGAATTCGCCGAAGCAGTCGAGGACGCGCTGAACAGCGCGTTCCCGGGGTAAGGGCCAATCATGGAGCAGGTGACGATCGACGCCGCACAGCCTATCCGGCTGAAAAACCGCGACCTGATCGACTTCGAGCGCGTGACCGGCAAGCGATTTGTCGGCGCGATGAAGGAGCTGGAGGCTGCCGGGGACAATCCGGACTGGTTGACGTTGACGGCGCTGTTGTGGGTACTCGGGCGGCGGAGCAACCCCGCGTTCACCTTCGAGGACGCGCTCGACGCCAATATCGACCAGCAGCAGCTGGTCGCGCTGGTCGGACTGATTGCGGACCCTACGGGGCCGGCGGACACCGTAGTGACCTAGAGGTCGAGGAGATGCCGTGGTTCTGCCACGTCTACCCCTGGTGTACGCCGGACCGGTTCCGCGACCTTGACCATATCGACTATCTGCGGCTGAAACCGCTCGTGGATTCGACGAGACGAGAAGCGAAGAAGGCGGCGAGGCAGCGTGGCTGAGCGTAGCGTCACAATCAAGATCCTTGGCGATGCGTCGAAGGCGAAGAGCGCGTTTGGCGACGCCGGGCAGGCTGCGGGCACGTTCGAGGGCAAGATCGACGGTCTCGGCTCGAAGTGGGGCACGTTCGGCTCCGTGCTCGGTGGTGTGGTCGCCGGCGGCGCGTTGCAGTCGATGGGCGGCTGGCTCAAGGACGGCGCACAAGGTGCGGCCGACGACGAGGCCGCGATGGGGCGGCTGGAGCAGGCCGTCACGAACACCGGGGCGTCGTGGAGCGACTACGCCGGGTCGGTCGATGACACGATCAAGAAGGGCCAGGAGCTCGGGTTCACCGACGGCGAGACCGCCGACGCGTTAGCGCTGCTTACCAGCCTGACGGGCGACGCGGACGAGGCACAGCGCCGGCTATCAACGGCGCAGGACCTCTCGCGCGGTACCGGCATGGACCTCCAGACGGCGGCGAAGCTACTCGGGCGTGTGACCGACGAGAATACCAGCGTCCTGAGTCGGTACGGCATTGCGGTTGACAAGGGTGCGACTGCGCAAGACCTCATGAACGCGGTCGACGGGAAGTTCCAGGGGCAGGCGGCCAAGTTCGCCGAATCGGACGCCGGCAAGTGGGAGAAGCTCACACAGCAGTTCGGTGAAGTGCAGGAGTCGATCGGCGGGATGCTCATCCCCGCGTTCTCGGCGCTGGCTGACGCAGGGTCGGCGATTATGACGAAGCTCGATCCGGTGATCTCGTGGATCGGGTCGAACATCAAGCCGATCCTGATCGGGCTTGCGGCGGCGCTGATGGTCATCGTCGTTCCCGCGTTCGCGGCGTGGGCGCTGGCGGCTGGTGCAGCTGCGCTGGCTACGATTGTTGCGATGGCACCGGTCCTGGCAATCGCGGCGGCCGTCGGGCTGGCCGTTGCGGCGCTGTACCTGGCGTGGGAGAGCAACTTCTTCGGTATCCGCGACATCGTGATGTCGGTGATCGGGTTCATCGGGCCGTACATCTCGGCGGCAATCTCGGCGATCCAGACGGGTATTGGCATCGCGCTCGACGCGATCAAGGTCGCATGGGACACCGTCTGGGCCGGGCTACAGGTCGTGATTGCGACGGTCTGGCCGATCGTCCAGGCGGCTATCGAGGTAGCCATCGCGGCGATCCGGCTGGCAATCGAGACGGCGCTGACCGCGATACAGGCGGTATGGGGCGTCGTCTGGCCGGCGATCCAGGCGATTGTCGAGACGGTCTGGCCGATCATCCAGACAGTCGTTGAGACGTACATCGGGCTGATCAAGACCGTCATCGAGACGGTCATCGGCCTCATTCGCGACAACTGGCAAACCGTCTGGGACGCGATCCGCGGCATTGCCGAGACTGTCTGGGGCACGATCAAGACCGTTATCGAGACCGCAGTTGGCATCGTGCGCGATACGGTCGGCGCGGTTATCGGGACGATCCGCGACAACTGGAGCACGGTCTGGGGAACGATCCGCGACGCGGCTGACACCGTCTGGGGCGAGATCAAGACACTTGTTG